GGAGAGATAGTATCTGAACCTCAAAAAACTAATAGTATAGATTGGGACGAACAGTTAAAAAATTATTTCGGAGATGATTACACGAAATATCAAGTAATTCCAGGCACAGCAGAGATAAGGTTTTGGGATTCGAATGTAGGATCAGGGAACGTAGAACGACTATATTATTTTAAAGCTAAAATACAATCTAGAGAATCTACGATAAAAGATGAAGATTTTAAAAAATTACTTAATGAAGCTAAGAGAATAAAAAAACCTCAAAAACTTAAATTAGATAAAGGTAAAACATTCGTAATTTGTTTAAGTGATTGGCAGATAGGCAAAGAGGGATCAGAAAAAACAATAGATAGATGGATGAAATCTATACCTATACTAAAGGATCAGATTAAGAGTTTAAGAAAATATGAACCTATAAACGAATTGTTTTTAGCTGGTTTGGGCGACATAGTCGAAGGCTGCACAGGGTTTTACGATCAACAAGAATTTACGGTCATGATGGATTATAGACAACAGCAAAAAGTTGCTAGACGTATGGTTCATACAGCTATAAAAGAATTAGCACCATTATTTGATAAAACTACTGTAGCATTTATCGGAGGAAATCACGGCGAACCACGTAAGAATGGACGATCTTTTACTACGTTCGGAGACAATCGCGACGTAATGTTAGCAGAAGAATTAGAGGAAATATTTAAAGAATCAACACTAAAAAATAAAATAGATTTCATTATTCCAGATCAGGATCTTACTTTGACTATTAATGTATCAGACACAATTGTAACTCTAGCACACGGGCACCAGATGAGAACAGGAGGGACTAATTCTCAAGCTAAAGCTAGAACATGGTTATCTAATCAAAGTTTAGCAAGATCAGAAATAGCCGATACAGATGTTTTATTAATGGGGCATTTTCACTTTTTTTCTGCATATTCTGTAGATGGAGACAGATTAATAGCTCAAGCACCGTCTCTGGACTCTGGTTCTGTTTGGTTTGATAACGTTTACGGAGGTCGTAACGGTTCAGGAATCCTTACCTTAGTTTTGGGAGGATCTGAAAAATGGAGTAATCTTAGAGTTATAAGGTAAATTATGAAACTTGAAGTTTTAAGATTTAACAGTTCTGATGATTTTACTACAGGACTATTATTTGACGTTACAGATAACGTACGGTCTTTTCTATGTTATACACTAGAGGACGAATACAGATCTCAAAAAGTTTATGGAGAGACAAGAATCCCTGCTGGAACTTATAAATTAACTCTTCGACAAACAGGCGGATTCCATGAACGATATTCTAAAAAATTTCCAGATATGCATCGAGGTATGATCTATGTAAATAACGTAGAGGGGTTCGAGTGGATTCTTTGGCATATCGGCAATGACGATGACGACACGGCCGGCTGCCTTCTTCTCGGAAAAACTTCTCAAGATGGTTTTATCGGACGATCTACAGACGCTTACAAAGAAGTCTATCCTCCAATTAGAGACGCAATAGAGTCTGGAGAGGACGTATCAGTAGAATATATAGATTATGACGGACAAATAATATCTAATAAATCTAAGGATCACGTAGTCAATATAAATCAAGTTTCATCTAATCAAGAGGAGTTAGTCCAACTCTTAGGAGATGAATTAAAACAAGTCAAAAAAGAACTTAAATCACTAAGACAAACAATACTTTTAAAAGGACTGAATCCTCAATAGAAAAGAGGTTTTGTGAAGTTAAAATGCAATTCATGTAAACAAGTTTTAGAATTAATTAATAATGCATTTGTTTGTATAACAAAAGAATGCAATAATTTTAAAAAAGTACAATCTAAAATAAAAGAGGAGGAATAGTATGTCAGATGAATTAAAAGACATGTTAGAGCGTGCCCTATGGACTTTTATTGAAGCTTTTATAGGAGCTTTGACTATTAGCCCGTTGGTAGGCGTGGACGCAAGTTCACTACAATTAGCAGCAATCGCTGGAGGATCTTCGGCATTATCTGTTGTTAAATCTTACGCAAAAAAACAAGTCAGTAAATAATATGTTATAATTAATCAAGTAATTACTTAATTTTTTTCAGGCAACTGATTAATAGAAAATAAAAAGAGGAGATTCAAATCTCCTCTTTTTTTATTATGGGCAGATCTTGAGTCAGATTATTAATGAATATCAGTACTTCATATACTAAGGGATTAACTCAAGATCTAAAGATATTATATCACATATACGTTGACAAAAAATATTTATTTTTGAATGACAAATTTTTTTATTTATGTAATAATACTTATGGGAGGTTATTAATGAGTAAAAGTAATCATTATGTAAATATCACTACTGAAGAATCTAGGGAAGATGATTCTTCGGTACGTAGTAAATCAGATGTAAGACTAAATCTTTTGGATGGTAAGTTTAAAAGATTATTAGATTTACAGTTTCAATATACAAGTAATACAAACTCTAATCTCAATGTTAAACACGAGATCAGAGATGATGTCTGGAATTTATTTCGTGTCCTAGTTGAATCAGATAATTTCGACAACGACACTAAGACACTAATTACAAGAACACTAAGAAAAGAAATTGAAAGGAGAGTGAGGTTCGTTAAATGATGCCGCAAGAATGGTTCTATCTGTTTTTAATGGTCTATGGATTCATAAGTTTAATGATGACTATTGTTTTTCTTTGGATCTGGATTGATAACAAGATAGATCAAAAAAGAATGAAAGACTTTGATTTCGAAGTCAGACTCCATAGAGGAGATATTTTACATTCTGGAAATATATTCGAAGATGATAAGTGATCTTCGTTATATAAATAATTGTATCGAGTGTCATGTAGAACGAGAGACAACGTTTACTATTGATGGACGTTGTGTAAGTTGTATAAGACATGAAATTGAAGATTTAGTATAGGAGGGAAATAATGAAACCTAAATTTTTAGAAGATTATGTCGGAGTTGATGAGTTAGTCTCTCAGTCCGTCAAAGATTATCCAAACAGTAGATTAGTATCAGAGATCGTTTACTTTGGAGACGATTACGTAGTTTTTAAAACTTCTTTTTATGAAGATAAAACAGACGAATCTCCAAAGGCAGTAAGTCATGCAAAACAAACTGTTAAAGATCATTCGCATTGGTTTGAAATGGCCGAAACTAAATCCGTAGGACGTTGTTTACGTAAGGTTTACGGATCAGAACCAACAAGAGAAGAGATGCAGGGTATTGTCCCTCAAAAAAACGAAAAAGTCCCAGAAAAGCCGCAAAAACAGGGAGTTAAGTACAAATATGAGGGATATCCTAACGAAAAGGGAGAGAAATCTTCTCTAGATAAAAAAGTAGAGGAGTTAGAAAAGGAGGGATTAGTAGAAGATATATCAGATAAAGCTAAAGCTTTACAAAACTCGATTAAAAATTATGCATTAGAGGCAACTAATCAGAATTTAGATAAAGCTAGAGATGTTACTGTTCAAGCTATGGGGCAACTTGGATTAAGTAAATCTGATATAAATATAAATAATTTACAAAGTATAAAGAACGAGATTCAAGATATAATCACTAAAGATCGTGCAAATATTGATAAGGGAGAATAATATTAATGTATTCCTCATGGGTACAAGTGGACATATCTTTACTGAGAAATCCTAAATTGATAATGTGTGCTAAACGTAACAAGATGTCCGAGATGGAAGTTCTTGGAGGTCTAGTTAAGTTATGGGCATATTCTTTTGAATTTGGAAAAGTAGGATCTATCCCTCATCCAGAACTATTAAAAGATCAGATCTGGGAGGGTAAGGATCTATTTAATATGTATTTAGAATCTGGATTCATAGATAAAAAACGTAAGTTCTTTTATGTTCATGATTGGGAAGATAAATATTCTGCAGTTGAGAGTTATCGTGCACTAAATGCAAAAAGACAAAGAGAATTTAGACAAAGAAAAAAAGAGGAGGAACAGAATAAAAAATATAAAGAATTACAGAAAAAACTCCATCCAGAGATCGCGGATGAGATTAAGTAACGTTATGAGTAACGTTACAGTAACGTTACAGAGTAAGAGTAAGAGTAAGAGTAGAGTTAAATAATTATATTAGGAGGGATAAAAATATAATGATATTTGGGAGATTTAAACCTGTAAATGAAATAGATTTATTAAAAAAAGAAATAAATCTTACAGAAAAAATGAAAATGCGTATTGTATTTGAATTAGGAGGATCTATCTGTAATTTAACGGATGAGTTTGATACAACTAATTTAAGAAAATATGTTTACGATTTCAATAAGAAATATGATCTTAGAATATATTCTGAGACTTGTAATTGTGATAATAAAGTTCGTGCTAAACTAAATAAGGATGGCACACCGAGAAAACATAAAATATATATAAAGGATTGGGCAGAATAATGGCAGAGAAATTAACTATTCACTTTAAAGGATCAAAAACTTATATAATACCTAAAGAATATAAGAATTATCCGCAACCAAAAGGGGCAAAAGAACTAGCAGAACAAGCATTAATCTCGTTCGCGAATGATACGAAAAGTATTCACTATAGTTTTAATATTGAACCTGTAGGAATGGAACTTGATAAGAAGTTTCACTTTTTAAAATAATGAATAAAGATCTTAAGAAATTATTAATTAAAAACTTCTTTAAATATCCAAAGAATATAATTTTTTATTTAAAGAATTATATATTTAAGAACAACGATACACCAAAAGAAATAAGGATGTTCAGTTGTTTTATGTGTAAAGGAACTTTTATATTTCCTATTACAAGTATGGATTATATGTCTTGTAATGAATGTTGGGAGACTTTGGGAAGTGATTGAGATTTTATTAGGATGTTCGTTGTTGTTTACTACTGAACCTACTCCAGATATGATAAACACTTATCGTCTTTGTAATCATATAGAAGATACTGAGCAATGGCAGTACAAAGTTTATCAATATTTTCAAGAGGACACGATTCAAGCATTATCCGTGATGAGTTGTGAATCAGACGGAATAGTAAACGCGACGAATACTAATAAAGATGGATCAAAAGATATCGGTTTATTTCAATTTAATGAGAGGACTACTCGTTGGATTGAAAAAGATATTTATAAAAGATCCTTAGATATGTTTGATCCAATAACAAACATAAGAGTTGCAAGATGGTTGCAGAGTAATTCTGGCTGGCATCATTGGAAC